ATCATGTCGGCGCGGTGCTCGATCGAGGCGATCCGAGCCTCGTGGTCCGCGCGCGAGAGATCCGCGCGGCCGGCGAGCTCGTGCCGCCGGGGATGATCGGCCGATTGCTCTCATACTTCGCGGCGGCGCACGAGCTCGGCATTCACTACCCGGTCGACTGCGGCGCGAAAGAGTCATTCGACGCCGCGCTCCTCGCGTGGGGGGAGCGAGGTCACGACGTCGATTGGTGGATCTCGGCATCTCAGCATCAATTCGATCTCGATGAGCGCGGTAGAAGATGCTCGTGTGGTGCGCGCGAGCAATGAGGCGCCAGCGTCAGCACACTTTCGACGCCGACATGCGCTGCATCCGCTGCCGCGTCGAGTACGCATCGAGGCCGCCTCAATGCGACGGCCCGCAGGGCACGCATGGCAACCGCAACCTTGGCGCGCTCGCGCGACGGAACGCGTATTGGGAGCGCAGGCGAGCCGCGCTGCAAGGGATGATTCGATGAGGCGCGCGGCACGCGTCGATCGGAACCACGCGGAGATCGTCGAGGGTCTCCGAAGCGCCGGAGCCGCCGTTACGAGCCTCGCTCCGATTGGCTCCGGCATTCCCGATCTGCTCGTCTCGTACCGCGGGCGATGGCATCTAGTCGAGGTCAAGCGTCCGCGGGGTCCTCGGGGCGGTGGCGGCGGCGAGCTGACCGCGGACCAGCGCGAGTGGATCGCGCACCAGCGCGCACCGATTCACGTGGTCCGGTCGCTCGCCGAGGCGCTCGATGCGATCGGCGCGAAAGCGCGAGGATGCGATATGGCGCGAGAAAAAGAGGCACCCCTAGCCACGGGGCGGGCGTGAGATATTTTGGGCTCATATCGAATCCTGGTGGCCTTAGCGCCGACGCGGAAAGGTATTCGGAGCCAATAATGGCTCCGAGGGGGGTATGGGAATGGTGGATCAGCGTGATAGCCCCGAGGTGCCCCACTGGATCAGCGTAGAGGCCGCTGCTCGGATTCTGCGGATTAGCGGCAGGACGATCCGCATCGCGATCCGACGTGGCAACATCGCGCGATTTCGCCGGGTGGGATTCGGCGCGCCATCACGGCGACGCTACTACGTCGTCCTCGATGATGTCCGCCGCGCGATGGAAACGGAAAGCAGGGAAAAAGCGGACACGGAATAGTGACGCGGCATCCAATCTCGTCTAGATCGGAGAAACATGAATCCCCCTGTGAAAAGCACTGGCCGAATCCGTGGCCGCGTCGAGAACCTCAAACCGTGGCGGAAGGGCGTATCGGGAAACCCGAAGGGTCGACCGTCGCACCGCTCGATTTTCGAAGCCGCGCTCGGATCGCGAATCGTGAAGAGCGTGGATGAGCTCGTCGAGGTGCTCGTTGCGCGCGCGCTCGAAGGGGATGCGCGCATGATGGTTGCGCTACTCGATCGGCTCGTGCCTCGGATCGATCGGCACGAGATCGATGCGGAGTCGGCGCCGACGAAGATCGTGCTCGAGTTCGCGCGTCCGCGCGTGGAGGGGGACGAGAATGCCTCAGGATCCGGTGACCAGAGTTGAGGACGAGAGTCGCGCGTTGGACGAGGCGGATAGCGCGACGGACAAAGAGAGTTCCGAAGAGATTTCCGAGATCCGCAAGGTGCTCCAAATGAACGCGGACCCATCGCGAAAACTCGACCTTCTCGCCGCGATCGTGTTCGCGGGACAGCGTGCGGAGCCGCGGGATGGCTCCGAGGACCCCACCGAGGGAGCGGAGTGACACGCGGCGTGCGGAGCGATACCGAGCTTCGCGTCACGATCCCATACACGCCTCGCCCCCTCCAGGAACAGTTACAGCGGGAGTTGGATCGCGTGCGATTCGGGCTCCTGCTCTGTCACCGGCGGTTCGGCAAGACCGTGTTCGCCGTAATCCGACTCATCCTCTCCGCGTGGCTATGCCAACGCGAGCGACCTCGCGTTGCGTACATCGCGCCGCTGTATCGCCAGGCGAAGGCCATCGCGTGGGATTACCTGAAGCACTACACGTCGACAATTCCAGGAATCGAGGTGAACGAGTCCGAGCTGCGCATCGACTTCGCGCAAAACGGTGCGCGGATTCAACTCTTCGGCGCGGACAATCCCGATTCGCTACGCGGGATCTATCTCGATGACGTCGTGCTCGACGAACCGGGGCAGATGCAAGGCCGCGCGTGGCGAGAAGTGATTCGACCGGCTCTATCCGATCGCGAGGGACGTGCACTATTCATCGGGACGCCGGGAGGACGTGGGTTCTTTTGGGAGCTCTATCAGCAAGCTCTCCGTGATCCTCTATGGCTCGTGCGTGTGTACAAGGCGCCGGAAACCGGGGTGATCCCCGATGCGGAGCTCGAGTCTACGCGGCGCGGAATGAGCGCCGAGGAGTACGAGCAAGAGTTCTTGTGCTCGTGGTCTGCCGGCGAGCGCGGAGCGTACTACGCGAGGCTAATCGAGGCGGCCGAGCAGGAAGGGCGCCTCTGCGAAGTTCCCTACGACCCGAGCCTCCGCGTGGTAACGGCGTGGGATCTCGGAGTGCGCGACTCGACGGCGATCGTGTTCGCGCAGCCGCACCCCACACAGCCGCGGATCATCGACTATTACGAGTGCTCAGGAGAAGGCCTCACGCACTACGCGAAGAAACTCGCCGAGCGCGGCTACGTGTACGGGGACCACATCGCTCCGCACGATATCGAGGTGCGCGAGCTGGGTTCCGGGCGATCGCGAAAAGAAACGGCCGCTGCGCTTGGAATCCACTTCCGCGTGGCGGCGAACCTGCCCGTTTCTGACGGCATCGAGGCGGTACGAAACTTCCTGCCGCGCTGCTGGATCGACACAAAAAAGTGTGCCGATCTCATCGACTCACTGCGCTGCTACCGTGCGGAGGTCAATCCGCGCACGGATGAGCTACTGCCTCATCCTTTGCATGATTGGAGTGAGCATGGTGCATCGGCGTTCCGGTATCTGGCGATCGGCATGAACGCGCAACGCGAAACGCGACGTCCGCGTCCGGACGTGAGGTGGGTAGTATGAGCATCGAGCAAGCGAATAAGGTGCGAGAAATCGAGCGGTGGCGCGAGCGATTCGCAGCGGAGCGCGAAAGGCGCGACATGGAGCATCAGGAACACATCGCAGAGCTGCGCCGGCGGATCGAGGAGCTCGAAAAGATGAGGGGAGGAGGCCATGGCAAGCCCCGCTGATCTCGTCGGATTCGAGGCCCCGGCGCGTAGTGCCATGTCGGATCGCGAGCTCATTGCGATCGTCGAGCGTGAAATCGAGGACTCCGTCGAGTGGACGGGCTCGAAGCTCGCGAGCGATCAACGGCGCGGACTCAGTGACTACTTCGGCGAGAAGTACGGCAACGAGAGAGCGGGGCGGTCGCAAGTCGTTTCGCGCGACGTGTTCGAGACCGTCGAGTGGATCAAGCCTGCGCTGCTCGAAATCTTTCACTCGGGCGACGAGGTGGTGCGCTTCGATGCGGTCGGGCCCGAGGACGTCGAGGCCGCCGCGCAAGAGACCGCGCTCGTCAATCATGTTTACATGATTGAGAACGACGGCTTTCTCCTCACGTACCACGCGACTGCGGACGCGCTACTGCAAAAGATCGGCGTCTTCAAGTCGTGGTACGAGTTCGACGAGCGCGTGGAACGGGAGGAGTACACGGGGCTGTCCGATCTCGCGCTACTCCAGGTGTTCGACGCCGAGGGCGACGTGACTCCGCTGGAGCACGCTGAGACTCAGGTATCACTCCCGGACGGATCGTTCACGACGCTGCATGATCTCGTGTGCGAGCGGAGGCGAAAGGTCGGGCGAGTGCGCATCGAGGTCGTGCCGCCCGAAGAGTTCGGGGTCTCAAAGGATGCCGTCACGCTCGATCGCGCGCGATGCGTGTGGCACCGCGTGAAGAAGACGGAGAGTGACTTGATCCGGCAGGGATACGCGCCGGAAGTCGTTCGCGCACTGCCGAATGCTTCCGCCATCTCGAGCCGTAGGAGCCAAGACGCGGACACGCGGAGATCCCAGGAGGGTGGCACCGAGACGGACGGGCCTCGGCGAAGTGACGCTTCGCGCGAGGTGTGGGTAACGGAGGCTTATGTTCGAGTCGACTACGACGGTGACGGGTACGCAGAGCTGCGGAGGGTGACGCTCGGCGGAGATTCTGCGCTCACGCTGCTCGATCACGAGCAGGTTGACGCGCAGCCTTTCTCGGCGTTCTCGCCGATCATGATCCCGCACCGGTTCTATGGGCTTTCCGTGGCGGACATCCTGCGCGACTTGCAGGAGATGCACACGCAGATCCTGAGAAACTACCTCGATGACCTGAACCTGAAAACGAATCCGCGACATAAGGTGCTCGCGAGTGGAGCGGAAGGCGCACCGCTCGTCGACCTCGACGAGTTGCTCTCCGCGCAGCCCGGTGGATACGTGACGGAGTTCGCGCCGGGCGCGCTCACGCCCCTGGTCCAGGAGGACGCTTCGGGGCCCGCGATCACAGGCATGGAGCTCGTGCGCACGATCCGGGAAAATCGCATCGGGGTATCACGGTATTCCGCGGGTCTCGACGCCGACACGCTCAACAAGACGGCGAGTGGTATCCAGATGATCCAGAATGCCGCCATGCAGCGGATTGGGCTCATTGCGCGAATCTTCGCCGAGACCGGCTTCCGGCACCTGTTCCGTCGCGTTTCGATGCTGCTACGCAAGCACCAGGACCGCCCGCGAACGATTCGCATGCGCGGGAAGTACATCGAGGTAGATCCGACGTCGTGGAGGCACGAGGTGGATGCGACGATTGCGGTAGGGATCGGGCATGGCAATCGTGATGCGTTGATTGCCGGTCTCGTGAAAATCATGGAACTACAGGGTCAGATGACACAGGTGGCTCCCGGGCTGATCGTGCAGCCGAAACACGCCTATGCGGCTGCCGAGATGCTCGCGCAGAAGCTCGGCTTCAAGGATGGCGGCACGCGATTCTTTCGGGACCCCGAAGGCCCCGACGCGGAGCCCCCGCCGCCTCCGGCACCCGACGCGAAGATCGTCGAGATCGAAAGTCGAGAGCGCATCGAGATGGCGAAGCTCGCGATCGAGGCGCAGCGCCTTGCGCTGGATGCAAAGAAGCTTGCCGCGGAGACGCAAGGGGAGTCGCGTCGAATCGCGCTCGACGCGGCGAAGGCCATGGCAAGCGTGGATCAGGGGAAGGAGCCCGAGTAGGGTGTCGCGGACGCTTTTGATCGGAACGCCGGCTCACAAGCCGGAGTTTCCTGGGACGTTCTATGAATGCCTGAACCAAACTGAGCGCGCGTGCGCGGCGAACGGCGTGCGTTCATGGTGGGTCTGCGCAAAGGGCTGCGGAGTCGAGTGGAATCGCAACAAGCTGGTGAGTGTGTTTCTCGAGTCCGAGGCGACTCACCTGCTTTTCGTCGACACGGACATGGCGTGGAGCCCGAAGACGGTGCTGCGATGGCTCGAGGCAGATCGCGAAATCGTGGCGGGCGCCGCGCTTGCGCGGCGGTTGGATCGCGCACAGTGGAATGTGCAGCCGACGGATCCGCCCTCGGAGGTGGATGCGGATGGGTACGTGAGGGTTTCGCGAGCCGGAACGGGTCTCATGATGATTCGCAGGGACGTCCTTGCTCGAATGTACATGGCATCGGATCCGTACTACGAGACCTACGAAGAAGGGCGGAAGCCGCTTCGGAGACTCTTCTACTTCGACATCGATCCGGAAACGCGCGAGATGCGCGGTGAGGACTTCAACTTCTGCCGAGATGCGCAGGATCTCGGTTACGGGGTGTGGTGCGATACGGATGCGCGCCTCGGCCACATCACCGAGGTGCCCATTTCTGCCGGGCTCGAGTCTCTCTTGCCGGCGCTCCACATTCCGCGAGGTGGTGGGGCGTGAGGGAAGCGCAGGCGATTGCAGCGGGACGGCGCGCGGCGGACATTCTGTCGGACGAGGTATTCGTCGCGATGATTTCGCTGTTGCGGAATGCTGCGGTCGAACGGTGGGCTGCGGCACAGACTGTCGATGCGCGAGAAACCGAGCACAAGAGGCTGGAGGCGGTTGCGTACCTCGTTTCCGAGCTGAAGGCGCTCGCGGCTCAGGGGCGGCGAATCGAAGCCGAGATTGCGCGCCGGCGTGACGACGGCGAAGCGCAGAGATAGACGCGCGTCGAGCGCATCTCCGGCATAGAGCACCGCCTTTTCCCTATTTTCCCTATCGCGCGGGCACGCATTCGCGAAAAGTGTGCCAAGGTGGCCGCGTGCAGCAAGGCCAACCTTCCGAACACGGTACATTGCACGATCTCGACGCCATCGCGTCGGCCATGAAGGGCTGGGCGACTCGCGAACGGTCGGGCGATCTCGGCGACGCGGCTGAAACGCGAGCCGCGGATCAGGAATCGGGACCCACCGAGACCGCGACGGAAGAGCCGGTCGAGCAGCACGCCGAAGCGAAGCCCGAGGCGTCCGAGGAAGTCGCCGAGGAAGTCGCCGCGCAAGAAGAAGAGCCCGAGGACGTCGAGGCAACCGTAGAGCTGGAGATCGACGGAAAGGCCGAGAGGTTTACGCGGGAAGAGCTTCGCGCCGGAGTCCTTCGGCAGCGTGACTACACGCGGAAGACGCAGGAGCTTGCCGAGGGGCGTCGGATCGTCGAGGCGCAGGCCGAGCAAGTCGGGACCCGGCTTCGCACGCTATCCGAGCGAATCGCTCAGCTCGACACGCAGCTCAAGGGGGAGGACACATCGGCCTACGACCAGCTCCGGCAGACCGATCCGGCCGAATGGTCGGCGCGGATGCTCGAGCGACGGCAGCGCTTCGAGGCGCTCGCTCGCGGACACGCGGAGTATCAACGCACGTTGTCTCAGCAGCGCGAGGAGATGCAAAGGCGAGAGGCCGAAATCTTGCGGGAGAAGATTCCCGCTTGGAAAGATCCCGCAGTTGCGGGACGAGAGTACGGCGAGCTGATCACGTTCGCCGTGCAGGAGTACGGACTGACGCAGGACGTACTCGAAAACGTCGCGAGTGACCATCGCTTCGTACTGCTCGCGCGAGATGCGCGGCAGCATCGCGAAGCGACACGGAAAGCCGACGTCCTGAAGCAGAAGATGCGCAAGCTGCCGCGAGTGCAGCAGCCGGGCGCAGCGGGGCAGCGCGAATCGACGGGGGACGTCGAGTATCGCCAGAGCCTCGAACGACTCAGGACAACCGGCGGCCGGAACATGGATGACATCGCGGCCGCCTTCAAGGCGAGGTTTAGGGGGCGCTAGCCCCAAAAGCCTCGCCAGGGGGCAATTCCGTGGCGCAGACCACTAACCTCTACGACTCCTACGACAGCAAGGGCAACCGCGAAGACCTCTCGGACATCATCTACAACATCTCGCCGACCGACACGCCGTTCTTCCAGCTCGCGGGGCGCACCAAGGCCACGAATCCGATGCACGAGTGGCAGACGGATTCGCTCTCGGCGGCCTCGACCTCGAACGCGCTCATCGAAGGCGATGAGTACGCGCTGGCCGAACCGTCGGCCACCACGCGCGTCAACAACCGCACGCAGATCTTCTCGAAGGTGTACGGGACCTCGGAGTCGCAGCGCTGGATTGCGAAGGCCGGGCGCGATGACGAGCTTTCGTACATCCGAGGGAAGGCGGCGAAGGAGATCAAGAACGACATCGAGGCGACGCTCCTCAACAACCAGGCCAGCGTGGCGGGAAACTCGACCACCGCGCGGAGGCTCGGCGGTTTCCCGGCGTGGCTCGCGTCGAACACGAGCTTCGGTTCTGGTGGCTCGGACAACGGCTTCTCGTCCGGAACGGGTCTCGTCGTCGCGCGAACGAACGGTACCGAGCGGAGCTTCACGGGCACACTGCTCAACGCGGTGTTCCAGGATGCTTGGACGAACGGCGGCAATCCGAGTGTGATGCTGATCGGCGGGAAGCAGATGACGGTCTTCGTCGGATTCGACGGCATCGCGTCCCCGCGACACGAGGTTAGTGATCGCACGATCTACGATACTGCCGAGGTCTACGTCGGCCCGTTCGGCTCGCTCAAGGTCCTTCTCGACCGCCACATCCGCAAGACGACGAACATCGATCGGGATGTGTTCCTGATCGATCCGGATCGCGTCAAGATTGCGATCGGTGACGACTTCCACACGGAGACGCTTGCGAAGATCGGCCACTCCGATCGGGAGGCGATGGTCGTTGAGCTGACGCTAGAGGTGTGCAACGAGGCTGCGCACGGTCTCGTGACGGACCTCAACTAGTACGATGGCCGGCGGGGGGTGTCTCTCCGCCGGCCTCAGTCGTCCACGCAACGCCGGCGCGAGAGCGCCGGAGGGGGCCGGGAATGCACAGCTCAATCCGTCGCGCGGCGAGGTCTCTGCTGCGAAGCGGAGCGTTTACCGCTACTGCGACTCACGATCTCGGCCCGGGTGCGATGGACGGCTATGACGCTCTCCTCATCCACTACGTGGTGACGAGCTACGCGACGGGAAACGTGACGATCAAGGTGTCTGCGATTGCTGACGCTCCTGGGAGCCGCGTTCTCGCGTGCGACAATGCAGCGTGGACGACCTCGGCGATTTCTTCGAACGCTCAGGGGACGCTCATCGTAAACGCGCCGCTGCCCAGCGACATTCTCGTAACGCTCACGGGGGCGTCGACTCCGGGGATGTCTTTGGCGGTTTACGTCGAGAAAGTGAAAACGGGACACTAGATGGCTGCGATTCGCCGGCGATTTTTCGTCGAGTGCGATTCGAGTGGACGAGAGAAGCTCATCCATCACTCGCAGCAGTATTTCGGAGATATCCTCGCCGCGAATCGCGCCCTGTATAACGCATCGACGCGAACCACGCAGCTGAACCCCGGGGACGGATGGCGCCACGTTGCGAGCATCCCCCTCGGCGTGGTCGAGGGCTGGGGCAAACAGGGTGCGTGGATATGGCGTCCGGATGACTGGCAGATCATCAGGCGCATGCTCAACGATTCCGAGTGGTCGGCCTTGAGGACTGCGCCAGGGAGGCTCTAAGTGGCGATCACGAGCTATGCCACGCTCGCATCCGCGGTCGCCGAGTACAATCCGCACAGTGATACCGGGACGAAGGTTTCGCTGTGGGTGTCGCTCGCGGAAGCGCGCATGAATCGCGAGATCCGCGTGAGGCAGCAGCACAAGCAAGAGACGGGATCTCTTGCTGGCGCCACGGTGACCGTCCCTTACGACTTTCTCGAAACGGTCGATTTCAGGCTAGAGACCACTGGCGGTGGATACTACGAACTTGAACGGAGGCCGCTCGTGGATCTCTACGCGCGACGCGCCTCGGTCTTGAGCGGACTGCCCGTCATGTTCGCGCTCGATGGCACGTTGCTGCGCGTTTCGCCGTCTCCGGATAGTACCTACGCCTATGTCTGGACGTACGTTTCCGCGATTCCCGGGCTCGAGTCGGCGGGGGTGAATTGGTTGGTGACCGACGCTCCAGATATCTACCTCTACGCGACTCTCACGGAGGGCGAGCGGTTCTTACAGAACCCGGATGGGTTCGCGTTTTGGGATTCGCAGTACCAGCGCGCTCGCGATTCGCTCATCGGATCCGATCGTCGCGGTCGGTGGCGCGGCGGGCTTCAGGCGGTGCGCACGCTATGAACGCCAAGATGACATTTGGCGAGTGGCTTCCGGATCTTCCGGCAACCGACGTCGGTGCGAATCTGACCATCGCAACCGATGTCTACCCCGTCTCGGGTGGGTACCGCCCGTTCCGGCAGATGGCAGACGTTCTCGGTGCCGGATCGCTCGACGCCACGTGTTGTGGTGCCGCCTCGGGCCGGAGACGTTCAGACGGGACTCCGTACACTGCCGCCGCGAGCGCATCGAAGCTCTACGTCACGACATCTGCGGGGGTTCTCTCGGACCACACGCCCGGCACGTGGTCGCTCAGCTCTACGAGTACGTGCAGGTTCGCGCAGTACGGGGATCGGCTCTTCGCATCGGTTCCGGAATACGGAATACAGGTGCACCTACTCTCCGGAACATCCGCCTTTGCGACGCTTTCGGCGGACTGCCCCTCGGCGCGGTATCTCGCCGTCATCGGCGAGCACCTGGTAGCGGGGAGCATCGTGGGGCGCGGGGTGAATGCGGGTGCAATCGGTACCGCGCGAGATGCGGTGCAGTGGTGCTTCTTCAGGAATCCCACGCTTTGGCCTGCCGTGGGGACGGACGCTGCAAAGGCGGGTCTATCGGATTATCGCGTCCTGCCTGGGTTTGGCGGCGAAGTAACGGGGCTCGTCGGTGGACGCGAATACGGGATCGTGTTCCAGCAGCGTCAGGTTTCGCTTGCGGTACTCGATCCAGGCGGAGCTTATTTTCGCTTTACACCGATCGACGACAAGAACGGGGTGTACATTCCTGGCTCGCTCGTGTCGAGCGGATCGACGCACGTGTACTACTCCGAGTCTGGCTGGATGCGGATGGACGGTCCCAACGCTCCGCAGCCGATCGGCTTCGGCCGGCTCGACGAGTGGTTCCGCGCCGACATGCAGTGGTCCTATGTGCACCGCGTGTCCGCTTGCGCGCATCCCTCTTTGCCGCTCGTCGCGATCTCTTATCCTGGTGTCGGCAGCCCCTCTGGGATCGCGAATCGGATTCTCATCTACAACACGACTCTCAATCGGTGGAGCGTGGTGAAGGGCCTCACGCTCGAGTGGCTCGTCGACGCCACGATCGTAGGGAGCAACGTAGATACTCCGATCTCGTCGGACATTGACGGATCTCCCTTCGACGTGGACGCGGCGGGTGGGACCGGCTTCCCACAACTCGCGGGTTTTTCGAGTCCGACGCACACGCTCCAAGCGTTTACCGGCAGCGACCTACTCGGGAATCTCATGACTGGAGACATCGAGATCGAGCCGGGAAAGACCGCTTACGTGAGGGCCGTGCGCCCCGTATACACGGGTGGCGGATCCATCGTGGTGCGCATCTTTGGGCGTTCGACGCCGAGCGATACGGCGACGATGCGCGCTCAGGCGCTTCCGAGTGCCGTCGATGGACGCGCTGGGGTTCGGTCGCGCGCGCGGTACCACAGGCTAGAAATCTATACGCTCTCGAATGCCGGTATCGTCTCGGGCTTCGACGTGGAGTTCGAGCGGGCAGGTGCGCGATGAGTCCTCAGATCACATCGCAGAGCTACGACGACGAGACCCCTGGGCGCCTTTGGGGGCGCCTGCGAACGGTCGCGATCTCCACGACGGCGGCGAGTGGGGATGCGACGATCCACGCGACGGCTAGCGGGGTGTATTTCCTTTGCTTCGCGCTCTGGCTCACGTCGAGCGCGGGGATCGACTTGACAGTCAAGAGCGGCTCGACTGCGATCACGGGGGGCATTCCGATCACGTCGGGGGGTGTGGTCTCGTGGAGTGGGTATGGGTATCCGATCATGCGCGGACGCGCGACGGGTGAGGCGCTCGTATTGAATGCGTCCGCGTCAACGGACCTGCGCGGTTTCGCGCTCGTTGCGGAGAAGGCGTGAGGATCGGTGCGAAGCCCATTACGCGCGATGAGGTCGAATCGGCGTGGCCCGGGATCAAGGGATACGTCGCGGAGGCGCTTGCGCATGGCACGGGGCGCATGGGCCCAGACGACGTTTTGCGGTATCTCGTTTCAGGCGAGATGCAAGCCTTCATCGTGTTTGACGCAGATGCCGCGAAACTCTTGGCGGTGCTCGTGACGGAAGTGATGGACTATCCGACGGCGCGCGTGCTCGACTTGGCGCTTTGTGCCGGAGAGCGTCTCGACCTCTGGATTTCCGCGCTTCCGTGGCTCGAGGGATTTGCGAAGCAGGCGGGGTGCACGCAGATGCAGGTGCACGGCCGAGCGGGTTGGTCCCGCGTACTCGCGCCGCGCGGATTCCGCGAGGCCGCGCGCGTGCTCTTGAAAGGGGTCCGTCATGGGTGATTCTGGCGGCAAGACGACGAAGGCCACGGGATTCCGGACGAATATTGCGGAGGTGCAGCTTCCGGCGTGGTACAACACTGCGCTTCAGGATTTCCAGAACAGCGCCTTGGGCATCTACAACCAGAAGCGCGCGACTCCGCCGCCCTCGATGTATGTCGGGCTCGATCCGGCTACTTCGCGCGCGCTTTCGATGACCGAGGCAACCGCGGGCGGGCAATACGGCTCCCAGGTTCCGCGGTCTGCGCTTGCGGAGTGGCAAAAAACTCTCTCTGGAGGATACGCGGACCCTGCCGCGAATCCTTGGCTACGCGCGGTGGCTGATCGCGCGGGGCTCGAAACCGAGGGGCGCGTGAACGCTGCGTATGCGACGGGTGGAGCGGCGGGAGGAGGCGCATACGCGAACGCGCTTGCCGATGCGCTCACTCAGGAGCGCACGCAGTTGTACGCGCAAAACTACGACGCCGAGAGGCAGCGTCAGATTGCCGCGCTCGGACTGACTCCGCTCATGGAGCAGATGCAGTATGCCGATGCGGCTCGGCTCGGCTCGGTGGGCGCGCGGCGCGAAGAGGATGCGCTGGCGAAGGCCACGGAGGAAAATCGCCAGTACATGGCCGATTGGGATGCCCTGGGGCGCTACCAAGACGCGCTGTTCGGGAATCCGGCACAGCGTGCGATTACCGCGACGGAAAGCGGCACATCGCAAGAGCGCACGGACCAGAGCAACAAGTTCGACTGGGCTGCGTTTCTCGGCGGTCTGTTCTAGGGGGTTGTCGTCGTGAGTTCACTCAAGAAGATGATCCCGATCAACAATCAGGTGTACGGGGAACGTGCGAACATCGTGCCGGACGATGGCGGCAAGAGTTCGAGCGAGGCATTCGGCGCGTTCATCAAGAAGGTCATCATGATGGCGGCCGGCGGAGCCGCTGCGGCTGGCGCTGCGGGTGCCGCTGGCGCGAGTGGTGCCGCGGGCGGTGCTGCGGGTGGCGGTGCGGCCGGCGGCGCTGCTTCCGGTGCGCTTCCCGCCGCGTTCGGCAGTGGCGCGTCGGCGCCGCTCGCATCTGCCGCGGGTTCGTCCGCTTGGATGGGCGCGGGATCGGCGGGGCCCATGGCAGGACTCGGTGCCGCTGGATATGCGCCGGCGGTCGCGAGCGCTGCGAGTGCATCGCCGAGTCTCGCATCGTCGGTTCTTCAAGGCGCATCGAGAAACGGGATTCAGGGCGGGCTACAGGGCGCGTTGTCCCACTACGCGCAGACTGCGCAGCCGGGTTCGTTCATGAGCAACTTTGGCGCCGGGATGAGCCGTAGCGGAAACATGATCGGCGGGTTGCAGGCGCAGTTCATGGATCCGAACGCAGCGGCGACCATCGGTAACATGAACAACTTCGACTTGATGAACATCGGCTTGCAACGCATGCTGGCGCGCGACAAGCGGCAGCGTGAGTGGTGGGAGTGATGGCGGTCTCATCGCGATGGCTCGCGGAAATCGAGCGGATGATCGCATCCGGAGAGTCTCCCTCGCCGTACGATCCTTCGATTGGATTGCGCGGTAGCGCGACTCCCGACGTCCCGATGCAACCGGCGCCTACGGCAGACGTGTCGGCCCCGGCCGACACGGCCTCGTCCGGGCTCTCCGCGCAATCAGATTCCTCTTACTGGGACCGGCTCGCGGGGTCTCCGAGCCTGGGGCTCTCGTCGTTCCTCACCGCGGCATACGATCCCACACCTGGCGCGCAGAATAGTGGCGCTGCGAAGGGGGTCGCGATCATGGGTGGCCTACTGCGCGCAGGAGGGCGCGCGCTCGCGAGTGCCTACGGCAACCCGGGCTACGCGATTGCAGCCCGCGCGGCGGATGATGATGCGATGCTGGGGCAGCAGCGCGTTGCAGCCTATCAGCAGCAGGTCGATGCTTCGCTCGAATCACAACGTGATGCGAAGCGGAGAAGCGCGGCGGATGAAGCGCGGCAGGCCGCTGCGCTCGCAGCATTGCAGGGCCTCGATCCGACGACGGAATCCGGCAACGCGGAAGCCGTGGCGCGATTGACTGCGCTTGGAGAGGTGGACGCTGCCACCAAGGTCCGCGGATTGCTGCGCGAAAAGAAGCCGCCGCAGCACCGCACGCGAGGCGAGGATGCTTACGAGGTATTCGAGGAGTTCGATCCGGAGACTGGCGCATTCGTCGAGCGCTCGCGCGCTCCGAGGTGGAAGCCTGGAGCGGGCGGCCGTGATGGCGGCGGAGCGGACCCCGGAGTCGTGACGAGCGGAACCGGAATCGCGCTCGATGACTACGGGCAACCCGTCGACCCGTGGTCCGTTCCTCCATTCGATCCGCAGAACAAACAAGCCGCAATCACGGCGAGGACGATGGGGCGCCAGCTCGAACACGACTCGAAGGATTTCGTGACGCTCCAATCTGCGCGACGGCAAATGGACGAGCTGGAGAAGGCCGAAGGTCCGGCGGCAGAGATCGCGACGCTCTACCAGTTCATCAAGCAGCTCGACCCGGGTTCGGTCGTCAGAGAGGGCGAGGTCTCGCTGTCCACGCAGGGGATGAGTTACTTCGATCGTCTCGGCCTCGCGTATAAGAAGGTTGCCGATGGCGGAGTTGTGAGCCGCGACATGAAGCAAGACCTGATCGACACGGCACGCAAGCTTTATCGCGCGCAGTTGCCCGCACAGATCGAGCGCGAGAAGAGGGCGTTTCGCATGGGTGCGCTACAAGGGGTCCCGCCGGCCGCTCTGGGTGGATCGCGTCTTAGCGCGGAAGATTGGGATACCGCTTACGGGAAGTCCGTCGAGAACCCCGAGATCAAGGTGGTTGGCGGAGTGAGGTACCGCAAGGTGCCTGGCGGATGGCGGCGGGAGTGAGATGGCGGATTTCCTGACAGACGCGGAAATGGAGGCGCTCGAGGCTGGCGAGCGCAGAACCGCTGCGGACGTGGCCGAGATCTCAGACGAGCAGATGATGGAGCTCGAAGCGCGTGCGAACGCGAAACCGATTGGTATGGGTCGCGCTGCATTGCGGGGCGCCGTGCAGGGCGTGACCGACCTTGCGGAGGGTGCGCTTGGCTTCGGCGGGACGCGAGCGCTCCTCGACTCGATCGCGCGATATCGCGGGAAGCAATCCGCGCGAGCCGTATTCGAGACGCTCATGGCGCCTTACATGCCCCCAGAGCCCGTCACGGAGGACGAGATCACAACGGAACGCGTTGTGAGGTCTGCGACTACCGGAATCCCGATGTCGCTTACCGGGGCGTCCGCGGTTCCAGCCGCACTCGGTGCGGTGGGTTCCATCACTGGTCCGCTGGCGAGTGAGGTGGTGCGGCGAGGTGGAGGCGGACGAGTCGCGCAGACCGTGGCTGGCGTGGTGGGTGGCATGGGGCCTGGCATTGCGGGTGGTGCCATGGGTGCCGCGATGCGCGGCAGAAGCGTGCCGCTCGCGGGAGCACGGAGTCGAGAGGCCGCGGAGCTCGCCGCGGCGGCGGACTTGCGCGGTGCGGTGGGTGCGAGTGCGGTGGAACGCGCGACGCAGCGGTTGCGCGAAGAGGTGCGGGCTGGCGCGAGTATTCCCGGGCACGCGAGGACCGCGCAGGTGTTGATGGACGATGCACCGGGAGTCGTGGGCTTGGAGGCGGCAGTTGCGCGGCGATTCCCGGACATTCAGTCTCGTGCCGCTGCGAGGCTAGACGAGAATCAGGCGGCGGTGAATCTCGCCGAGGACATGATGGCCGGCGCTGGCCCTGACGCTCTCGTGTCGGGTTGGCGCGATGCGAGAGACATTGCGCGTGCCGGAGTACGGGAAGCCTACGAACGAGTGGATCCCTCATCGGTGGCCACCGTGAGTGCGGGACGCATCAAGGATGCGGCGCAGCAGATCGTCGAAGAGGCCGGAGAGGAGCTCGCCTCGAAGCTGCCTTCCGAAGTGAATCTGATCGCGCGCTATGGGGATGAGATCGACTTCTCGTCGCTCCAGAGACTGCGCACATCGCTATCCGACACCGTTCGCGGCCTGTCCCGAGATCCAGGGAAGGCCACGGACCTACGCTTCGCGCAGCGTCTGCGATCGTCGGTCGATCAGACCCTCGACGATCTCGCGCAATCCGGGCAGGGCGCCGCGCCGGCGTTGAGGGAGGCGATCACGAGGCGTGCAGAGTTTGGCAGGCTCTTCGATCAGCGACATCCGGCGGTACGGGCACTTGAACAGAACGAGAGAGCGACGGCAGTCGTTGACACGATCGCGAGCGGTGGAACGAAACGCCCCGTCGAAGAAGCGCGCCGGGTGATAGAGGCCGTGGGCCGAGATACGCAGGCGCACGAGGGGTTGAAGCGAATGTGGCTCGATCGCGCGCTCGGTGGACAATCGTTGTGGGATGCGCGCTCGGAATCATCGATTCAGTTCCTGCGAAAGAATGCCGCGGCGTCAAGTGTGATTCTCGGGCAAGAGGGGCATGCCGCTGCGCTTCGGCTGATCGAGCGTGTCCGCAATCTTCGATTCGGTCGCGTTGGCACGCGGGGAATGGCGCTCGGGACGGGATCCTCCATTCCTGAATCCGGCGAGCTTGCTGACTCGGCTGGTTCCGCGCTCCTCGCCCTGTTGCGCGGTCGGCCCGGGCAGGCCGCATCGGTTGCAGCAGGGAAAGCTTATGATTGGCTCGTGAGGTCGACTACACCCCAGATGCGCTCCGAGATCCTCGCAGATGCGCTCATGGATCCGCAGCAGGCAATTAATCTGCTCGAAAGCGCGAGACCCGAGAGACTCGAAGCGTTCCTTGCGTCTGCGCGGAGTCACGTTGCGCGGCAGGCGGCACGGCAAGCCGCGACGGAGAGCGAATAGAATGTCAGCCATCGAATCATGGTCCACGACGGCCGCATCGAACAACGCCTCGGCGCCGAACGGATGGCCGGAAAACATGTCGAGCGCGGGACTGAATGACTCGGGTCGCGAGATGATGGCGGCACTGAAGACGTGGTACAACGATCCGGAGTGGCTCAACCGAAACTACGGGGCCACGATCACGCGGTTGTCGACCACCCAGTTCCGTGTGGTCGGTCAAGACGCTACGGCATGGTTTTCCACGAATCGCCGAGTGAAGATCGTCGGTTCGTCCACCGACCACGGATTCGTCGAAAGCTCGAGCTTCTCGACCGATACGACGGTCACCGTGACGATGGACTCCGGAGATGTTCCCGCGAGCCCGACGCTTGCGCTCGTGCACCACAGTGCGACGATTGCACGCGCAGCGTTCACCGGAGCCGTTCCGACCGGCGTTTCGTTGCCGTGGTCGGGCGCCATTGCGCAGATCCCGTCCGGGTATCTCCTCGAGGATGGCTCCGAGGTGGCGAAGGCCACCTATCCGGACTTGTGGGCGGCGTTCGGTTCTGCGCACATCTACGGGACGCCGTCGAATCCCACGCTCAACTTCCTCCTGCCGAACAAGGGTGGGAAGGTGTTCGTGGGGTATGTCGCTGGCGGCGATGGCGATGGTGACTACGGGACGGTAGGTGCGACGGGCGGCGAGAAGAAGCACGCGCTGGCCGACACGGAGTTGCCCGCGATGGCGTCGGGCGGCACGCATGCGCACACAGTACCGTTCACCGGCGACGCGCCCGTCGTGACGGCGGCCGGCGGCAACGCAGCGGCGACGCAGAACCATACCCACGCGATCAGCGGGGACGGTGCTCACACGCATACATACACCGGCACGGGGACTTCGCACGAAAACAGGCCACCGTTCATTGTCGGCGCATGGATCATCAAGACGTGAGGGGGAGAGGCATGATTCGTTACGTGTTCGTTTTTGCGCTCGCCTGCGCCGCTCAAGCGGCTCAGGCGCAGGTCAAGGTCGACCTCTACACGGCGGCCGGTGTCTCCACATCCGAGGACTTCTCGGGATGCGCTGACGTCTCCGTCCGTGGGGATCAATCGGTTTCGGACGCATCGACCGATGCGAAGCTCGAGGTACTCGCCTGCCGCGGATCGGCGGATGCGTGGTCATCCTGCGCGGTGCTCCGAACGATCCCTGGTGACATTGCAGACGGCTCCGCGGCTTCGATTGGAGCGCCTCCGGCCGATCGCCCATACCTGATGACCCGTGCCGCGGTGTCTCCGTCGAGTGATACCGCGCGAGTCATTCTCGCGTGCGAGGAATATGCGTCCGCGAGAGAGCGTGGGTGTCGCGTGGTTCCGTTCGCCGCGTCCGGTGCGGGAACCTACGGGCCCTATACCATCTACGGGCAAACGCTGCGCTTCGACCTCGACGGCAACGCGACGAGCAGCTCGGATACTACCGGCGCGACGGCCGAAGTGACCGGGAATACGGATTTCGGCACGCTCACGTTTTCTTCGTGCGATCTCGTAGGCGGTGACGACGCATGCGCGGTGTATGACGGGACGACGGGGGCGGCTGGCTTCGTGGCCACGGCGCCGCGGACGGTGAGCGTCGAGATCACGGCTGCGGCGAATCCCGGCACTTTCACGCTTTGCGCGTGGTAGGAGATTTCAAAATGCGTCGCCTTCTCTACGCTTTCGCCATCCTGTTGGCTCCCGCTACCGCGCTGTCCGAGACGTGCACCGTCACGACCTCGGCCACGTGGACCTCGGCGACGCAGGATATTTCCGCAACGTGCACCGAGGATGCGTCGGACACGTTCGTTTTTGACGACGGCGCCACGGTCACGATTGCGGAAGGAACCGCGATCACCGTGGCGAAAGCGATCGTCACTGGTGGGGCGCTCGTCGTAAGCGGAACGCTCAACCTGACGGGCTGCAACGATGCGGACGCGCGGGTCTACGGGAACGCTCCGTGCGGTGCTACGAGCGGAACGTTCAGCGTGCAGGGCCGCGTGTTGCACGATTCCGTTGTGGACGGCGCCATTTTCACGCAGATGACGAAGCAGACGTCGGACGCTTCGCGGATGCGGCTCAACTTCAACGCGACTCCGAGCGGCGGCAATTTCGCAGCCGGCGACATTCTGTGGTTCGAGAGCGGTCCTGCGAAGCATCACGCCTACCGCGTGGCAGCGGTGAACACGGCTGGGTGTGCGAGCGCGACGGTTGCGACCTGCTACATCGACATCGAGATGTACCGGAGCGGCACGGCATTCGGTACGTCTGCGTTTCCTGATACGGCCAACTACGCGCGGAACATCGCGTATCCAGACACCTCGGGCTCGCCGTCTGCGCCGTCCTTCAACGGTGGACGGTTGGCGAGTACCGCCAACGCAAACTACGTCACGAACGGGCTCGACAAGAAGGTTGTCGTATGCTCCGCAGGGGCAAGTCCGTGCACGGCGTCTGCGCTGCTTGCGGCGAACGGTGCCTATACGGGGTGGTACTACGCTGCACAAGAGACGGGGACAGGCGTTTACACCGATGCTTCCCTCATCACGCGAACGATGATCGTGAATAGCGAGAATGACGTAGCCACGCCGATCTCTGGAGATTCCGGCACCGTCGACGTGCTGCACTTGATTGATCCGGTGCCCCTTGATGACCTTCTGTCGGCTGGGAATCTCTCCGTTAGTGTGCGCACTCCGAACGGGATCATCTGGCCAGGCTTCTGGAACGCCGATGCGTGGAAGCTAATCCGTCCCGCGCAAGTTTTCTATACGGGGAGCGAGCCGGATGGAAACTTCGGAGTGTACGGCCCAGATGGATGCTTCGATGTGGATTACGGGCATCTGAAGGATTTCGCCGTGGTCTCCGTCGCGGGCGGCACGAGTGCGACAACGGCGCAGACCTCTTGCACGGCGCCGTTTTCGTATACGCTCGTGCAAGAGTACGGCGGAGGAAACGGGACTGAGTTGACACACGCGTCCAACGGCGGGGGGTGCGATCTCCAAGCGGTGGACCTGGCGCACTGGGCGAGCGTTTCCGTATCGAACCTTGCGATCACGGACCACCGGACGCCGGCGAATACCACGACGACATGTTGCGCGACGGGTGGAAGTGGTGCGTCGTGTGCATCTGGAACCGGCAACCTCGCGTCGAACGACGATACGACGAGCGCGGTTCATGGGCTCTATCTATACAACGCGACGAACGTATCGGTCACCGGCTACTACGGTCGATATATCGGCGATGACATGCTCCTATGGACTGTCACCTCCGCAGTGCCGGAGTCTGGCATGACGCTCGCAGTGGACGGCGCCGTGTGCTGGTGGCTCGCACAGGGGACGAGTGGGGAATGTATGAGCACGGCGAGTGCAGCGCGCCCCGTTGTAGTGACGGCGACCGACGTCGTGTCGATCAACGGCAACGCAGGCGCGAAGAACGGATGCTCACTCGGCATCGTGAGCACGACTCCGAGCGCGACTGAGAGCGTGTCCGTTTCGCGAGCGGTGCTGATCGACAACCGCTCGAGTGCTCCCGGCGTCTACAACTACGCCGGAAACTCGGGCGGATCGCTCTCGAATGCGTTCCTCTTTGCGCGAGATCAGGACGGTGGGACGTCGGCGCGGACATGCTCTGCCGCAAACGCGACGAATCTCGCAGGGAACTGGATTGATGGATGGGCTGCCATTGCCACCGGTACGACGGGACAATCTGTAACGCGAACGTTCTGGCAGCCGGAAGCGTCGAGCTCGCCGGGTTCGGCAATGATGGCCTCACAGCCCAGCGTGGATCACGTCTACACGAACAATCACTTTCAGGGTCTTCCGGTGCAGCCCATCACGGATTCCGCGGCGAACGGTTCCACGCTCGCCGTGCGGAATAACTTCTTCGGTTGGTCGGCAGTCGCGCAGAACGCGCTCGGCGTTCGGAGCGACGGGTCGCAGCCGATTGTCGATGTGTCGTACAACGTGTTTGACGGTGCCACGATGTTCAACTGTGTCGGAACGACGTGGGGCGGCCTCTACGGCGCAAACATTCACGACAACATGATTTCGAACAATGCTGGGGGCGCGAACCCGGCCGTGTCGAACATGAATCGCTGCACTGGGATCGGCGCGGTTCACTTGTTGAACTCGTCTCATTATCTGCTCGGTGGCTTGCTCCCGTCGCTTCCGAGCGGATACGGGCCGCAGGGAAGAGTAGGCATCGGGGATCGTTCGCTTCTCGACGAACTCGACATCCGATCTCCTTTCAGAATCAAGGCCGGCGGCGGTAGTGGATGGATTCCGAAGGGGTACTGATGCGCGATCAATCCAGACACCTCGGAGCGAAGCGAACCGAGGATCTCGCACCGATGCGAGCGATTCGGACGACAGCACCGTATCGGCGCGTCAGGAAGGAGAGGCGTCGCGAGGAAACGTCACTCCGCGGAATCATCATCGGCATGAAGCACGAGATCGGCGGGCGCGAAATCCCGCTCGACTCGCTCACACTGCAAGGCATCGAGGCGCGCGAGGAAGGGGGCGTGCGCCTCGACAAGTGGGGGAGGACGCATTCGGACCGCTCCGCGTGGCGAAGTTTCTTGGCCGGCTTCGCGCTCGCGTGCGCATTCGTCGCAGGACCCGCGCGTGCGGCCGAGGTGACGGGGGGCGAGCTATTCCCGTCGACGCCGGGAATCGGTCCGACCGTTGCGTGTACGGAGCCGACGACGCAATCCGACGGCCGTCCGCTCGGAGCAACGCTCGCAGCCGGCGGGCTCGCGGGATGCTTCGCGTCGATCAAAGACAACGCGAACGTCGTCGCGTGGGAAGGGTGGCTACGTCCTCCGGTGCCATCGGGCGGCGCGCGACACGACCTCGGCGCGAATCTCCCTCTCGACGTCACGCGCTACCCCGTCGCGATCTCGTGCGCGTGCTTCAACGCGATGGGCTGGGGTCCATCGGCCGTCGGTCGCGTGTCGCTCGTGCTCATCCGCGAAGGAGAGTAGGTGGACGCCGAGACGCGTGTCGAGTTCGAGCGACGCGACAAGCTCAATATGTGGCTCGGCGGTCTCGCATTATCCGTCTCCGTCACCTTCGGCTCGTGCGCACTCGAGCGCGCGTTCACCGCGCACGCGCAAGTTGCATCGATGGAGGCGCGGCAGACGAACGCCTCGGCGAAGGACCAGGAGCACGATGCGGCCATCGAAAAGGCGACCGAGACACGAGAGCGTGTCATCCGGATCGAGGGAAAGGTCGAGGGCATCGTGGGCACGCTCGCCGATCAGCAGCGGATCCTAGAAGAGATCCGCCGCGAGGTACGGAAATAATGCCGACCCTTCAACCGCGCGGAATCCGCAACCACAACCCCGGGAACCTCGAACGAGTGCGCGGCGTCACCTGGCGCGGGCAAGCGCCGCGGCAGACTGATCCGCGCTTCGTCGTCTTCACCTCGCCGCGCTGGGGCATTCGTGCCATGGCCCGCGTGCTCACGACCTACTACGAGCGCAGAAACCTTCGCACGGTGCGCGCGATCATCTCGCGATGGGCTCCGCCCGCGGAAAACCGAACGCATGCCTACATCCTCGCCGTGGCATCGCGTCTCGGCGTCGGCGTCGATCAGCCGATTACGCGCGATGAGGGTACATGGGTGCTGCTCTGCGCTGCAATCACGCGGCACGAGAACGGCACCGATCCGTACCACGCAGACGTCTACCGCGAGGCGATCCGCCTTGCGTGGGGAGGGTGAATCATCATGACGAATCGCACCGATCCCGGGGCCCGAGATCCGAGCCCCCCGATCTACAAGCTCCTTCGCGCCGGTATGGCGGGCCTGATCGCGACGGCCGTCACGTGGCTCGTCTCTCACGGGATTCTCGGCGAGGCCGAGCGCGGCGTCGTCGAAGAGGCCTCGGTCATCGTGATCATGGGTGCGATCATGGCATTCGGCGCGTACGCGCGCGACCGAGGGTGGTCGATCGGCGCGTTTCTTGCCGTGCCGCTCGCCTTCGTCCTCGGCGGCTCGCTCGCGTGCGCCTCGATCCCGCAGCCTCCGGCCGAGGCCTACGCGGCGACCCTCGGCACGTACCGCGCGTTGGCCGGCGGGATGGCGGCCTACTGCGCGTCGCCAGAGGCCGAGCCGGATCCGTGCGTGCGCGCGGCGAAGGCGACGATTCAAGCCGATCGCGCAATCGACGCGCTCGAGGGACTGATCCGCTCGGGGGATGCAACCGACTCCGCGTACTCGGCAGCCGAAGTTCAACTGCGCGACGCCATGCCGTCGCTCATGGAGGTGCAGCCGTGAACCCTGCGCTCCTTATTCTCGCCATTCTCCAGGCCGCGCCGGCCGTCACGCGCGCGGTCATCGACACGATCGAGCTGCTGCGCGCTGCGGCCGACGACGATCGGCACGTGACGACCGACGAGCTGCTCGGCTTCGTCGCGGCGGCTCGGGCCGCCGGCGCAGACCTTCGCGCGGTCGTCGTCGCGCGCCTGCGCGAGGGCGGCGACTGGCGCGCACGCGTCGAGGACGCCGATCAGGTGGCCGACGCCCTCGAAGCCGCGCGGGGCCGCGTTGCCGGCGCGTGAGCGCGGGCGAGCTCGCCGCGGTGCTCGTGGCCGTGGCACTCGCCGCGGCGCTCGGGATGCTCGCGGCGCTCGCGGTGAGCGCGATTCCCTAGCCGCGGATGCGAGCCTCTCGCCGCTAGCTCGACTCGATGCGGTGTCCCCGCGTTCTGGTGGACGCAAGTGTAGCGCGTGCGTAAACGGCGCACCCGAGCGCATTCGCTATTGGGTGGACCTCGCCATTGCGAACAATCGGCCGCTTTCCGCCGGCGGAATCTATCTGCTGCTCCAAGGCGACGGTCCGCAGTTCTCAGGCATGAGCCGCACGGGCCTCGCGCGTCACCTCGCGAATCACCAGCGCGAGGAATGGAAGCGGCTCAAGAATGCCGCGCTCTAAGCGCGAGCGAGCTGCCATCGATCGCCTCGATCGGGTCGAGGCGGATGAGCGCTCGACGCGACACGCGCTGTCTCTTCATCGCGCGCAGCGTACGGCGGACGAATGGCGTCGCCATGCCCTCGCGCTCGAAAAGGCGCTCGACCTCGAAACGCGCCGCTGTGATGCGCTGCTGGCGATCAAGGAACCCATCGAGATCGTCTCGATTCGCCCGTCGAAGAGCCGCACGCGCAAGAATCTCACGATCGCTGGGGCCATCGCATCCGACTGGCACGTGGGAGAGACCGTGACTCGCGGGCAGACCGCAGGACGAAACGAGTATTCACCGAAGACTTGCGAGGAGCGTGCCGCGCGATTCTTCGAGCGCGCCTTGCGCCTCGTCGAGATCCAGCGCGGAGGCGCGGAGATCCGGGACTTCGTCCTATGCCTGCTCGGCGACTTCATCGGCGGCTACATCCACGAGGACTTGAAGCTCACAAACGCCATGAGCCCAACCGAAGAGGTTCGCTTCGCGAAGCGCCTCTTGATCGCGGGCATCGACTTCCTGCTGCAACGCGGGAAGTTTTCGCGTCTGCACATCCCATGCAGCTACGGGAACCACGGACGCACGAACCCAGGAAAGCCGCTCGTCGGCGCCGCTCCGCGCAACTCCTACGAGGTCATGCTTTACGCCGACCTCGCCGACCACTACCGCCATGATCAGCGCGTGTCGGTCTACATCCCCGAAGGCGCGTTCGTCTACCTCGACCTCTCGCGCTACATACTCCGGTGTACGCATGGCGATACCTTCCGCTATCAGGGCGGGATCGGTGGACTCACGATTCCGCTCGTGAAGGCCCTCCACCGCTGGGAGACGCAGCGGCGTGCAGATCTCACGCTGTTCGGCCACTGGCACACGTACTCGCCGGGGCCGAGGTGGATCGGGAATGGATCGCTAAAGGGATTCGACGCCTGGGCGTCGTTCATCGGCGTGGAGTACGAGCCGCCGCAGCAAGCTTTTTTTGCGATCGACGTCGAACGACGGCGGCGAACCGCGGCCGAACCGATTTTCGTGGAGTGATCGAGATGCCTCGCATCATGCCGGAGTGGCGATGGGTCGTGCGCTTCTTGCGCGCGGGTCCACTGGCCGGCATCCGCGTTTCGATGCGTCGCGCTCGCGTGCCTGCGGATCGTAGCGCGGATTGCTCGCGATCGCGCAGCGGATACACGATTCGCGTTTCGCGCGAGGCGAGCGCGGATGCCGCGGTCCTGCTCCTACTCCACGAGGCCGCGCACGTTCTCGCGTGGTCGCTCGAAGGAACCGAGCACGACGGGGTAGATCAGCACGACGGATATTTCGGGCTCGCCGTGGCGCGCATCTGGCGCGAGTTTGCAGCGACCCTCGATGCGGAGGAATGATGGATCCTAGCGCGTGGCTACGAGCAGACGCGGCCGAGGAATCGATGACATGGGGACGGTGGCCGGCGGAGCGGATTGCGCGACTCGAGGGACAGCCGCTCCACGAGCTCACGATCGAAGAGGCGTGCGCGGTGCGATGGATGTCCGGGCGACGAGCGCGCGGCATGCCGCTCGACGCGCCGTTTGCGGGCGAGCCGCTCGCAGAGGCGTTCGAGGAGGCGATCGACCTCGTCTCCTATCTGCGCGTCGATGGCCTCACGTCGATGGCCGCGGAGGCGTACGACTTCGCTCGGCGGATCCGCGAGCTACTGCGCTCGCGGCGCTCGCGGTGAGCGGGATTCCGTGAGCGCTATGACGCTGCTCGGTGTCTGCGGGAGCGCCGTATCTACTCGCGCTCCAGCGCGCGCTCCAGCGCGGCGTTCTTGCGTCTCAGTTCGCGCGCGACGACGCTCACCGATCGCGACATAGCCTCGTCGTCACGCGCGGCGGGGTCCTCGGAGGCGGCGAGGATCCGAGGGCCATCCCATCCGGCCGCGCGCAGCTCGGCGAGCGCCTCGGTCCAATCCGTCCACGCATCGGCGACGAGCGCGCGCACATACGCGCTCGCGTTGCCGGTGCCGGCGAGCAGCGCGTCGGTGGCGGGATCGAGCGAAACGAGCCGCCGCTTGAGCTGCGATGGCCGCGCCCGCACGGGCAGGCCGTGCAGGCCCTCGGCGATGCGCGCTGCGGCGTCGTGGTCGCCGCGCTGCACGGCCGCCGCGCACTCGCGCAGGCGGCGCAGATTCGCGTCACTAGCCTGTGTCACTGCTCCCTCCTCCAGGAGGCGCGAGACGACCGGGATCGTCTCGGCCTCGACCTCGTGGCGCGGGCTTCGTCGCACGTCTCCCGTGGTGAGGTGACGTGGTGCAGCCACGAGGCGCGGCTGGTCACTCTCGCTCGCAGCCGTCGCACGCGCGACGGCCGCGGCCGCGGGGCCGCGGAAGGGGGCTACCGGACCACGATCCCGCGGCGAAGGCACGTCCCGCGATCGCGCGCGATCGCGGCAATCTGCCACGGCTCGAGCCCCGCAATCTGCGAGGCGGACAGGCGCCAACGGTCGCCGGTGACCGATCCTTCGACCCGCGACCACATGGCGACCGTCGCTCCGCCGTCGCGAGAGAGGGTAATCGTCGCCCCGCCGCGATCGCCGTCGATATGGTGCGTGCTGTTCGTGCTGCTCATCTCCTCATCTCCTCGGCTCCGATCCCCGGAGCATGGGCCGGCGGAATGCCGGCGTGGATCAGCCCTCCAGCGCCTCGATCCACTCGCGGACTTCCGCGCGGATCTCGGCGTCTGTGATCACTCGGCGGGATCGTCCGCGGACCAGGACGATCCCGTCGTCGTCGGCATCACGCGGGCGACCGAGCGCAGTCATCGGCGGTAGTCGATGATCCGACACGCGGATCGTCGCGAGGCCCCGGCGGTAGTAGCGCGAGCCCGAGTCCGTCTCCCCGTCCGCGCAAAAACCCGCGGCGAGAAGCTCGGCTCGCGCGATCTCGTGCGCGTGCGCGAGCCGGCCGGCTCGCTCGCTCTCCTCGCGGGCGAGGGCCACGACGCCCGCCTGCCAGCGGAGGTCGAGGGACTGGCGGCAGGCCTCGCAGCCCGCGACGTGCGCGCGATAGCGCGCATCGCGCTCGCGCGAGGACCCGGTGCCGCAGTCGATCCCGCACGGAGTCGTCGTCATCCCCAGCCTCCTGCGCTCTACGGGAGCGCATCCCTTACGCTGGTGGAGTATATCCGCGCGTATATCGGAATGTCAAGGGGAGACGAACTCGTCCCCCGGACCAACCAGAGACCAAGAATCGAGCCCGCAAGACATCTCTGAACCACGCGAAATGCTTCAGCTTCCTGGAGAAGTGTTGCGGGTTCGAGTCCCGTCCGCCCCGCCAGTTTCCCCAGCCGATCCGGGCGTCTAGGATCCAGCCTGGAGTGCGGACCAACGCCGGACCAAGATCAGCCCCTGCGCTCCGGCCGGAGCACCGTCACCAGGGCAGCCGTCGCGCGGTGGGTGTAGTGGTCCGTCGATCGCCGATCCGCGTGTCCGAGGACGCGCTGGACGAGCCCGAGATCGACTCCGCGCTCGACTAGCTCTGTCGCCATCGAGTGCTTCGTGCCCTCGTACATCCCGACGGCGACGCCGACCGCGCGACACGCGCGCATCCACTCCTCGCGCAGCGCGTTCGCGTGCCAGCGCTTGTCGCTGCTGCGCCCGGTCGGATTCGGAAACAGCGGCTCGTCTGGATCCGACGCAGACCTGTGTACAGCGATCCACGACGCGAGCGTATCCGATACCGGTAGGGTGCGAGCCCGCAGCCCCTTCGTTGGCCCCGGTCGGTCTGTCGCTCTCGGCGTTCGCAGTGCGCGCGAGATCGTCAGCTCCCGTTCCTGCGCGTCGTAGTCGCGCATGTCGAGCGCCCGCAGCTCTCCGGGCCTTATCCCCATGCACGCGGCGAGAAACGCTCCGCGCCGCGGCTCCGGGATCGCCGCGAGGATCGCCTCGCGTCGCAGGCTGGTGCGGAGCATCGTAGAAGTGGAGGGTCACTGCTCGCCCTCCTCCGGCTCCGCGATCGGGCCGGCCCATCGAGGGCGGTGCGGAGGATCCAAGCCCATTCTGCCGAGCTCCGCGATTTCGCGTGCGTCCCAATGTTCGATCCGCACAGAAAGCTGAGAATCACAGTACCAGTACCATCCCGGCGAGGACGGCGGCCCGCGGCGCCACGTTGGCGGCGGCGCAAGCGACGAGGACTGTGGCTCACGGCGCCATTGTACCGTGCGAAGTGTTTCGTTTTGCATTTCCACTTGGCGCAACCGAAGGATTTCGGCCTGTAGCTGACTCGTCGCTTCGTCGCGACGCTTCAGTTCGGCGCGTGCGTCCGCAGCGTCGGCACGCGCTGCGTCCCGCTCGCGCAGGAGCCGCGCCACGTCGGATGCGAGGATCTCGTTCTGTGCGCGGATCGCGTCGCAGCGGTCCGTGGCCTCGTCCCGCTCCTGCCCAAGCTGCACCGCGCTCCCTATCGCTGCATCGCGCTCGCGAGTCACTCGGTCGAGCGTCAGCACTTGGTCGAGCGTCGCACCTTGCACGGCAGGCGGCATCGAGCGATGCGCCTCGAAGTCGCGACGCAGTTGCCGCAGCTCGGTAAGAATCTCGGCAATCGGATCGTCGTCGGTCATCGCATTCCTTTCATGCCGGCCTCGGCGAGGACGGCGCAGATCGCGTCCAACTCTGCGCGGCACTCGTCTACGTCGAGCTTTCGCCGGGCCAGCGCCGCGCGAGACTGGAGCATCCAGTAGCACTCGGCGTGCGAGTACATCGCCTCGACGCTCCGCGTCCACTCGGCCTGTCTCTCGCATCGGGAGATCGCCGTTGAGAGCCGCTTCCGCGCCGCCGAGAGCTGGCTCTTCGCCTCGCGCACCGTGAGGTGAGGCTCGGCCTCGGAGCTACTCCGCGGCTCCGCACGCTGTCCCACAGGCCACATCATGACGGTTTCCCTGCGGAATTGTCGCGAGGGATTTCGGGAACGTCAGGGACGCGGCAAAGTGCAAACTCACCGCACCAGGAAGCATGATCCACTGTCGGCCAACCGTTGGCGTCCGGCGGGTTACGGCGACAATCGCCGTAACCGTAGTAACCGTCGTTTTCCTTCCTCGTCGCCGAAACAGGCGCGAACCATTCGCAAGATCGACACGCTCGCGTGTTATTGCTCATTCGTCCTCCGCCTCCGCGTCAAGTTGGCGGAGGAAATCGAGCATTGCTTGGGCGGCGGCGAAAAACTCGGGACTGTCATGGCCGTGTCGTGCGGTCGCGCCCAAGACGCGATTCCACGGGCTACCTTCCTTGCACGATTCGACGGGGCAGCCGACGCAACGGAGGTCGACAAATCGGCGGCAGAGTGCGCAGTCCTTGGCGAAGATGGTTTCTTTCGGGAGTCTCGTATCAGTCGCGATACGCTCCCAGTGGGCAATCGAGTCGCGAAGTCGCTTTCGAGCGTCGGCGTCGAGCTTCATGCCGTCTCCATCTGCCATCGGGCCAGTAGCTCCGCGCGACACTTGTGACACTCGATCTCGGTCTCGACGTCGTGCCAGGTGCGCAGCGAGTCGAACGCCCATTCGAGCAGCGCCTCGGCCTCTTCCGGCTCGAAGTACAGCGCCGCGAGCCGCTCGCAGCGATCGCGCGCATCTCGCCCCTCGCACGTGGGACACGAGTAGTAACCGTCCACCGATCCGTGCCACGCGAGCCCGGCACCGCAATCGCGGCAACACGGCGTCATCGGATCGCCTCGGGAGTGATGCGCAGGGCGTCGCGCTCGCGCTCTATCTCGGCGACACGACTGCGGAGGCTGGCGCACGCATCCTCGCGCACCTCGCTCGACTGCCATGCTCCGCACCATGCGCAGACGACGTGCCATGTAGTCACGATGCGGCCTCGTCGTCGCGCGGCATCTCGATCTGTTCCGGCGCCGGCGCTCGCGTCGGCTCGAAGCGCAGTACCGATTGCGCGAGCCGCTTCGCAGCCATCTCGCAGTAGCGCTCCTCGATCTCGATCCCGATGGCGCGGCGTCCGAGCAGCTTCGCGGCGACGAGCGTTGTGCCGACCCCCATGAAAGGATCAAGCACCGTCTCGCCTTCCTTGCACGCCGAGACAAGCCATCCGAGGAGGTCGACGGGCTTCTGCGCGATATGCAGCTTGTCGTCGCCACGAGGACTCGGGCATCGCACGACACCGGGCAGATATGCCGCTAGGTCGTTCGGCCCGTTCGTTCCCCACACGATGTACTCGGATTGAGCGCAGAGCCGCGCCTGAGGGCGAGCGGCTTCCGTCTTGTCCCACACGCCGATGCCGCGCCACACCCACCCACCAGCCTGCATCGCATCTGTGGTCACCGGCAACTGCCGCCAGTCTGTGAATAGCGCACAGAAGGCACCTGTCTGCGCCGCCTTGTGCGCTGCCGCAAGCCAGAGCGAGCACCACGCGAGGTAAGAACGGGCGTCGCGGTTGTCGCCGCTGAATTCCTGCCTCGCAACAATAGTGCCGGTCTGCACATACTTCGCCACGGTAGACCGCACGCGATCCCCGCGAAACTGGCCGCCGCTAGAGTACGGCGGATCGGTAATGACCGCCCCGAGGTCGCTCAACTCATGAAGAACGTCGAAGCAGTTCCCGTGGTAAATCGTGATTCCGTCCTCGTCGTAGTAGGGCGTAGTCACAGCGCGAGCCACAGCGCGTCCTCGGCCGCAGCGTCTCGCTCCGCGGCGATCTCGACGAGCGTCGGGCCGTCCGTGACCGGCACGGATGACGGTCCATCGTAGGGCGCGTGGTTGAGTAGCTCCGCGACGAACCCGCCTTCGCTGTTGGCGTGGTAGCGGAGCCAGTCTGCGACCGCGCGCACCTTTCCGCGCAGCCGCGCCAGCTCGTTGAGGATCGCATCCGCTTCGTCATCGGCGAGAGCATTCTTTGCGCCGCCGATGATCTGGCGCAGCGACTCCTCGGCGTCTGCGAGAATGCCTACCTCGGCCACCACTTCACCTCCTGCGCGCCGATCTCTCGACGTGCGATGAGCCACGCGCGGCCGCTGCGCTCCAGCGCATCCGCGGCTGCGTGCGACGAGAGCGGATCTCCCGTGCGAGCGCGCGGCGCGAAGTCGAGCACGCCCTGCCTCACCGGATCACCAGCGTGCGACGTTTCACGAGGCGGCATCCCTTGATCTCCACCCCAGCGGCGAGCGCCCGCTTGATCGACGGCTTATCCGCTTCGCAGCGGATGCGCGCGTACTCCTCGGGCAGCTCCATCGGATCCACGTCCACCTCGACCGCCGTCGAAGTCCGCCAGAGGATCTCCACGCGCGGATCCCGGAGTTTCGTTCCGTCAGGGAGATGCGCTTGGAGGTACTCGACGAGCCGCTCGGCATGGCGCTCGTGCCGCGCCGCGCGCTCGGCGAGACGCTTCGCCTGCGAGCGCACGGCGTCAGCCTCCACGTCCTGCCCGTGCGCGTAGGCTGCGATAGCGAGCGCCTTCGCGTCGCGCTCGCCTTCGAGCGCCTCGATCTCGGCGAGGGCCTCGGCGTTGACCTCGCCGGTCTCGCGATCGACCGAGGCGTTGAGCAACGCCTCGATCCGCGCGTCGAACTCCCACAGCGCGAGGCCCGGCATCAGAACGGCTCCTCGACGCCGGGAACATCCTGCGGCAGATCCTCGCGCGGATCGGTCGGAGGTGCCCACGTCTGCACGTCCTCGCAGATCCGCTCGTAGGCGTCGCGCGGGATCTCGCGCGTGTGCTCGATGCCGCGGGTCATGAGCACGTCGCGAACGATGTCGGTGCGATCGATTCCCGGCAGCGCTTCGGCGCGCTTGGCGGCGAGCGCCCACAGGCGCTTGCCCTGTTTCTCGGAGATCCCGCCGTCGGCGAAGCGCGGAGCGGGCGCCTCGATCTGCTCGCGCGGCGGCGTCACGTCGCGCTCCTCGCGCGGCGCGGGAGCGTCGATCGTGACCGGCTCGGCGTCCTCGGTGACTGCGCGATCCGGAGACAGCTCCTCCGGCGTGTAGATCACGCCGCCCGTCGCATCCGGGCAATAGACCCGCACGCCCTCCGTCAGGGCGCGCGCGAAGAGCATTGCACGCGGAAACTTCGCCCAGTTTTGCTTACCCCAGAGTCCCGCGCGCTTCGCGTCGTTGTGGTCGAATCGTGACTCCCCGACCGGCTCGCCGTGCTCGAACCACGCAAGCACGCACGCCTGATCGTCGCGCTGCACCACGCGATAGTCGTAGCGTCCGCTGCGCTTCACGTTCGCGGCGATCGCGTTTGCGCCCGCCGCGGGCTTGCCATCGATGATGTGGATACCCGCGAGCGCCGCGATCGGTCCCATGCCCATCTCGCGGCCAGCGAGCATCTTGACGAGCGCCTGCGAGGCGTCGCGCACGTCGCGGTAGTAGCCGCTCGCGGCGCAGGCCTTCGCGACGCGCTCGATCTCGGCAAGCGTGGGGAGCAGGTCGGGCACGCGCGCCGGTGCGGCCGGTGCCGACTGCGAGATCGTGCGTACGGCGGGCAGTGTCAGCGCATCAGACATACACGCTCCTCGGTTCGGTGGCCCGACTCCGGTGTGGGGCCGGAGCCGGGCTGCCGAGCTTCTGTTTCTTCCTGTTACGACGCTGCGCCCCTCACTCCAAGAAAAGCGCAGCGTATCTACGCGGACCGGACCTCCCGGGCGCGAAGATTCATCGTCGGAGCCACGCGGCGACGAGGTGCGCCGCGAGGTAGAGCGCGGAGAGAGCCATGGAGCGCCGGATCCACCGCTCACCAATCCCGATCTCGGCGCGCAACGGATCGATGCCGCGGCGTCGATACGCGCGCTCCACTCGCCACCACGGTGCGCGCGGAGGCGGCGAGACGATGGTTCGCCGTCCCGGGACTGGCGGTAGAGCGAACCCGTTCCGCTCGCTCGCCAGAACCCCCCGATCCGGTCCCTCGTGCCGTAGGACGCGTCCCGGGACGGCTGACACCTCCTTGACCCGGCGCATGTCCGGGTCACAAAGCCTGATCGTGACGGGCTCGCTCGCCTCGATGGCTCGGATCTCATCCGACGTCAGCACGCATCCTCCTTCGCGGCGTACCGCGCGAGCAGACACTCGGCGCAAATCGTGTGCGACGTCGCCTCGGACTCGGAGCCCTCGCGCACCTCGCTCGACTGCCATGCTCCGCACCATGCGCAGACGACGTGCCATGTGGTCACGATGCGGCCTCGTCGTCGCGCAGCATCTCGATCTGTTCCGGCTCGGGCTGCGCGGGGGACTCGAAGCGTAGGACGGACTGTGCGAGCCGCCTCGCGGCCATCTCGCAGTAGCGCTCCTCGATCTCGATCCCGATGGCGCGGCGTCCGAGCAGCTTCGCGGCTACGAGCGTCGCCCCGGCGCCCATCACCGGATCAAGCACCAGATCGCCCGCGTCGGAATGGAGCCTGATGAAGTGCATGGGCAACTCTACCGGCTTTGGTGTCGGGTGGTGGTCGGCTGATGGCTTGATCCCGGACAAGCGCAGAACATTCGAGGTTCGATTTCCGCCGTTCCACTTTGTCGCGCCTCCTGGAATCTGCGCGACGAGCACGAACTCGTAGTTTCGGCGGTAGTGCCACCCCATGCCGAGTCCGCCCTTGTCCCACACGACGGCATGCTTGAATCCGATCGCCTCATCCATCCAGAGCGCCCACCGCGCGAACTGCGGATCGGGCCCGCCGCCGCCGCAGCAGCAGCAGCAGCAGCAGCCTGCGCGCACCAATAGACGGCGACATTCCGAGAAGATGAATCTAACTAGATCGTTCGCCTCGGGGCCGTCGTTCGCGATTGGACGCGCTTCGCCAGGCTCCGAGATTCCTCTCCGCACGAGCCCGAGAGCTTCTTCCCATCTGTGCGCTAGGTCGCCGTTGTTGTTGTTGTTGTGTCCGTAGGGGGGATCCATGAATATGAAATCGACTGTGCCGGACGGGATGCGGGGAAGGACAGCACGGCAGTCACCGTGGTAGATCGTGATCCCGTCCTCGTCGTAGTAGGGCGTAGGCGCGGTCACGGCTGCGCCTCGCAGCCCGTCCAGCCGTGCGCACGGCAGATGGATAGGATCGCGTCGAGGCCGGCGAGCATCAGATCTCCGTGCTCGCGGCGATCGTCGCAGCCGGGACCCCAATGCGCGCGCGCCTCCGCGAGCGTGAACCATCGGCAGCCGCACGCGATGCGCGGGCCGTCGGCCCAGGCGACGGCCAACATCGTCCATCCATCGATCGGCCCCAGTCGCTGTAGGGTCCGGCCGAGGTCCGCGCCGCGAAGGTCCGCGCCGCTAAGGTCCGCGTCGCGAAGGTCCGCGCCGCTAAGGTCCGCGTCGCGAAGGTACGCGCCGCTAAGGTCCGCGTCGCGAAGGTCCGCGCCGCGAAGGTACGCGCCGCGAAGGTCCGCGTCGCGAAGGTCCGCGCCGCTAAGGTCCGCGCCGCGAAGGTCCGCGTCGCTAAGGTCCGCGTCGCGAAGGTCCGCGCGCCTGCCGTCAGTCTCCGATAGGCGCCACGCGCGATGCAGCGCGAGAACCGCGGTCCGCGTAGCGGCGTTGAGAGTGACGCCGCTAAACGGGCGCTCTACGGGACGGCCAGCGTAGGGGTCGGTGGCGGGAAGGCTCATCGCGCAGCAGCACTCGGCGCAGTCGCGCAGCAGCACTCGGCGCAGTCGCGCAGCGGGAAGGCCAGCTCCGCGCGGACGCGGGCGCCGGGATGCGCGGCGGTGGGACGAGACGGGGCGGTCATCGGGCGTCGTCCGTCTGCGCGATCCAGAGCGCCCCCATCGCGTCCGTGATCTCGTTGCCGAGGCTGGCGCCGCCCGGGCTGCGGCGCTGGGGCAGCGTGGAAACGTCGCGCGCCGTCGCGCACTCGATGGACGCCGCCGCGAAGTTGCCCGCCTGTGCGTGCGTGATCGCGCGCTGGAGCGCCTCCCGCCCGGGACCGTCTCCTACGGTCTCCCGGGCGAATGAGATCGCAGCAACGGCGTGACGGGCGTGCTTCGCGGCGGGCTGGGTGGCGGGAGCGGGCTTCATCGGGTCCTCCTGGGTGGACGATGGATCGAAGCCTACGCCTACTATTTCGGCGGCGCAAGATTTATTTCGTCTCGCCGAAAAAAAACTTGAGCCCTGCGATCTCGCTTGACTCGCCGATCGCGGGCCCGTAATAGTAGGGGCATGGACCTTGCCACTTTTCGCGTCCGCGTAGGCGTGCAGACAGCGACGCAACTGGCCGAAATCACTGGGATTTCGCTTGCATCCATCTCCAGAATCGAGGCCGGGATTTCGCGTTGCTCCGTCGATTCGCTGGAAGTGCTGCGGCGCTGGATCGCGGAGGCGGGCGTGCGGGCCGGGATCCCGGCCTCGGAGTGGCCGGACCGGGACACCTTCGCCCGGCGGCCGGCGGCGCCGGCCGAGGGCTCCGAGGCGCGCGCGTGAGGCGCCGCCGGCCCGTGATGGGCAAGAGCAAGGCGAAGCCGGCACCGAAGCCCGCGAAGAAGGGCAAGTAGTACGCGGCCCGGCCTGCTCTCGGGGCCTGGCCATCGCTCACCGGGGGGTGGGAGTATGGATACGGTAGCGCTGCTCACGCGCGATCAAGTCGAGGAGATCCGCGAGCGTGCGCGCGACGGGCACTATGGCATCAATGCGGGCCTGATCGAGCTGCTCGCTACGCAGGTCGCGCTCCTCATGGCGACCTACGGGCGCGAGGACGCGGCGTGAGCGCGCCGCGACGAAGCCCGGCGCGAGACGCGGCAGCGGCCCGCGTACGCGCGGCCATTGCAGTGGCCGGCGAGGAGCGCATGGCGCGGTTCGACGACGCCCGGCGCGCGCCCAACTCCTGCGCGTGCAGGATTCGTGCGGCGCGATCCAGCTTGCGTCTACCGAGAGCCTGGTGGTGTGCCCTATCGACGGATGGAGGCGACGTGACCCACGAGCCCCGCTGCGCCTGCCTCGTGTGCTCGCTGCGGCGCGACCTCTCGCCGGCCTTCTGGTGCCGCGAGTGCGAGAGCTGGCAGCCCTACGAGGACGTGCCGGGGGCCGAGGCTAGGACCCGGTGTGAGGAGTGTGACGTGTCCGCCGGCAAGTGACCGCGCGGCGCGGCCCCCGCCCGTGGTCGTCGTGGCTGGTGAATGCGGGCGGGGGCTTGGGAGAGGGGACGCAACCGGGGGGTGAGGAGTGGCTACGCCGATGAAGCCCTACTACGAGCAGGACGACGTCACGATCTATCCCGACATCGCCGACGCCTCCATTGACTTCGTGTTCACCGATCCCCCTACGGGCAATCGCCGTCAAGCGGCTCGCGCAGTCGGTACTGCCGCTCAACCGCGATCCCGAGCGTGAGCCTGAGCAAGCGTCGCTGCTGGGTGAATCGTGACGCCGCGGCAGGGGGCGGACGAGGAGAGCTGAATGTTTGCGGCGGCCGTGAAGCTGAATGGGTCAGCACGCACGACCGCCGCTCTCGCGAGGTATGGCAAGAATACCATGCAACTAAACATCGAACGACAGCGCGCGAACAGGAACGATGATGGGTACGTGTGGGATGACACGCTAGACGATTTTTTCCACATCAAGGTCTCGATCGAGAAGGTGGGGCCGAAGGTTGCCACCCGGATGATCAAGCAGAGCGAGGCTTCCGGCTTCGAGAATCGCAAGATCCGTGGCACCCGCATCGAGCGGTACTCGGCCGAGATGATCGCCGGCCGCTGGGGCTTCACGGCGGAGCCCGTGATCCTCGGTGAGCGAGGCGAGATCTTCAACGGACAGCATCGGCTTCTCGCTATCGTGCACTCCGGCGCGACAGTGCCGCTCCTGATCGTGCGCGGCGTGGATCGCACGGCCTTCGACGCCATCGATTCCGGACTAGGCCGAAAGGCTTCAGACGTGCTGGGAGCGTCTGGATACGAGCACCGGGTGTGCCTAGCGGCGGCGGCTCGGTGGCTGTGGCGATACGAAAACGGTGGCATCCTGAACGCCACCCCGGTTCACACGTTTTCCAACCAGGTCGCTGTGGATGTAGTGAAGGCGAATCCGGGGCTGCATGCCTCTGTCATGCGGGTGCAGTGCGACGGTCTCAAGTCGCTGGCGCCGGCCTCCCCGCTCGCTTTCTGCCACTACATCTTTTCCAGAATCGACAAGGGAGACGCGGAGAAGTTCTTCAACGACCTGGAACGCGGGGAGGGGCTCACCTCAGCAGATCCGGTCTGGCACCTGCGCCAGCGCATGATCTCCGATCGCTCCGGATACTCGAAGATTCGACCGGAACATCTCGTCATCCTGATCTTCAAGACGTGGAACGCGATGCGCTCCGGATCGCAGATGGGAAGGCTCAGCATCGGTCGGGTGATCAGCAACGAAAACGTGCCTACGCTGATCTAGCCACAACGGGGGCTGACGGGGAGAGGTGGCGACGAAGCACCGTAGGGGGGGGGGTGTGGCGACACCGAGAAAACACTGGTTCCGGGTGCTCGATTCGATCCTACACGAGACATGGCCCGTCGAGCTAAAAGGGGTTGCCGTGAACCTCATGGCGTACCTAAACACGCGCTGGGCGCGAGAGGGTCTGACCGCCGAGCAAGCCTGCTCGGCGCGGCTCTCGCCGGCAGCCTGTATGCTGGTGACCGGCAGTCAACGCTTGGTCAAGGCGCGGTCTACTCTCGGTAGACTCGCGGTTGTGACACAGTTGACCGTCGCCTACGACGGCGCAGACACGGTGATTAGTTGGGATAAGTTCGCTGAAATACAAGGATTCACTACCCCGAAAACGCCCGAGAGTCGCCCGAGAGTCGCCCCCTCCGCATCCGCATCCGCATCCGCCTCCGCATCCGCATTAACAGACACAGACACAGAGGCGGCTGCGCCGCGTGTGTGTCACGGCACGGGAGCGCAGCATCCGGAGCCGGAGCGGAGGGTGCCGGCGAGCTCGCGGCCGCCGCCCGCGCCTCGCGCGATCGAGCAGGCTGCGTTGCTGCGCGATGCGGTGCGACGTCGCTGGCCGCACGCCGCGGTGCCGCAGTCGCTCGTCGCATGGGCTCGCGAGATCGAGCGCGTGCCGGCGCCGCCCGAGCAGGTCGTCGAGCTGATCACGTGGCTCGTCGATCCGCGGCGCGACACCGAGCGCTACGTTCCCGAGGTGCGCTGCGCGCGGAGTTTCCGCGCCAAGTGGAACGCGCTGGTCGCGGCTCGTGCGCGTAGCGAGCGCGGGGCGCCGAAGAGCGCAGCGCAAGAGCGCTACGAACGCACCGTCGCGGCGGCGGAAGGGGCCCTCGAGCTATTGAGGCAATCGCAGTGAGCATGCAGAGAACGACTTCCGACACCGATCAGCGTAAGCGACTCGCGGCGCTCACGAAGCTGTTCGTGACGTTCGA